TTATTAAAAATGCATTAACTATAACTGAAAATGGATTGATTTATGTTGAAAGAGGAATTGGAATACCTAATATTTTATCCAATAAACTTGATAATTATGGTGACGTACAATATTATGATTATTTAAATGATTATTATGAAGGAAATGTAGGCAATTGTTGGGCTTATAGAAAAGATTGTGGAGAAGCATATGATAATAGTATTAGAAATTCAACAGAAATCATTTTACAAGGTTATACAAGGTGTGAAGATGTGAATTGGGTGCAAACTTTTGCTCAAGATGATTATGGCGAAAGTGAGTTGACATTAAATACAGATGGACTTGTTGAAATAACAAATATATATACTAGAAGTAGGGGTAAAAAAGTTAATTTAAAGGCAAATTATCCATTTGTAGTAAGAGCATAAAAATATATGAAAAAGATAATATTAACAGAAAATCAATTTGCTAAAAATATATTATTAAATGAATATAAGGGTGAGCAACTTGTCATACCTTTTGACGGTGATTCTGATTCATACAATTATATGCAATATATAGATTATCTGCAACAGAATTCAGTTGGCAAGACTTTAACAACAAAATACAAAACACCACAAGAATATATTGACACACTTGAAAAGCCTTATTTGATTTGGCTTGCAAGATGTTATTTTAATGAGGTTCAATCATATGAAGATAGCGGTGGTTTCTTTGAAAATGATGGGGCTGTTGATGAATTAAAAAAGTTAATTCATAATTGGAATGAAATATATGGCATTGATTTTAATGAAAATATAGAAAAATCTGATGTAAGGGGTTTGATACATAATTCGAAAAATCCAGAGTTGGCAATAGATATATTTTCAAATTTCATGAAATATGTTTTGAGAAAAATATTTAAAATACTTTTAATAACAAAAGATGGGTTAATTTATGTTGAAAGGGCTGTTCAAATACCACAAATTTTTAATCATTCTTTTAAAAATGATTCTGGATTTGATGAAGAATTGTTTTATCATTTAAACAGCACATATTTAGGAAACGTTGGCGTTTGTTGGAGTTTTGGCGTTAATAATTCAGATGCATATTATGGTCATAAAGTATATACTAATGACATTAAAAACACCATAATTTTAAAAGGATTCACTAGGTTTGAAGATGTTGATATAATTGCAACCGTTTCATTATATTTTATGAATGAAAGAGAATTGAGATTAAAGAAAGATGGTTTGGTTAAAATAACAAATATGGAACTTCAAAAAAATACAGATGAAAATGACCCTTATTCTGAATATAAGTATATTGGTATAAAAGCAAATTATCCTTTTGTAGTAAGAGCGTAAAAATATATTAGTTTATGTTAAATGTTAAGGAAATACAAAAAGAATATGCAAAATCATACATTGACAAGACAAGAATTTACTTTATAGAACATTATCTGTCAACAATGGATGGTGAAAACGGTATGCAGCCGCTTAAACTGTTCCCAAGACAAAAGGAATTCTTGAAATCATTGTCAGAACATAAGGAAACGATAGCCATAAAACATCGTCAAGCGGGTATTACAACAATAACATCCGCTTGGGCTTCTGGTCAAATAGTTTTTGCCCCAAAAGACACACCTGAAACAATACTTTGCATCGGTAACAAATTGGATTTGTCACAACAGTTGGTTGAAAAGATTAGAAACTTTCTTGAACAGATTCCAAGATGGTTTTGGGGTGATGAATATTTCTCTTTTGACCCAAAATCAGAAAAGAACAAAAAAAGCATATTCTTGAAATGTTCAAAATCAGAACTTGAATTGTTCAACGGATGTAAAGTATACGCAAGGTCTTCTGGACCAAACGCTGCCCGTGGTATTTCTTCTGTATCACTTCTTGTATTTGACGAAGCAGCCTTCATTGAAAACGGAATGTCCGTTTATGCTGCTGCCGTTGCAGCAACATCAGCACGAAAGAATAGAAAAATTGTGATGATTTCAACACCAAACGGTAAAGATGCCTTGTATTATAACACTTATAGTCAAGCACTTACCAAAGAAAACAATTATAATCCTGTTGAATTCAAATGGTATCAAGATTTGAGATACAACAAATTCTTGAAATGGTATAAGAAAAATGCTGAAACGGGTGAATATGAATGGATTGAAGAAGAATTGCTTGATGACACTGGTACAGTTCCTTATGATGAGGAAAGGTGGAGAGAGTTGGTAAAGAAAGGATGGACACCAACGTCACCGTGGTATATTTCAATGTCAAAGGCGTTCAATAATGATTCCATTATGATTGCCCAAGAATTGGATGGCTCTTTCATGGGTTCTGCAAACAACGTTATTGCACCAGAATATATTGAAATGCAAGAAACAATGAATGTTAGAGAACCATTGCAAGATATGAAAGACCCACTTGTTGATGAAACTTGGTTTTGGAAACCGCCAATTGAAGGGCATAGATACTTGCTCAATATTGACCCAAGTCGAGGCACTAGTGAAGATAGAACAGCAATTGAAATAATTGATATTGACGGACGTGATGAAAATGGTCAGCCTATTGTTGAACAAGTTGCGGAATATCTTGGAAAGAAATTGGGCGATGATATTGGTGGCATTGCCTTCCAATATGCAAAGTTGTATAATGATGCCTATGTGGTTGTTGATGCAACTGGTGGTCAAGGTGACAGTTGTATTTTAACTATGTTGCAATTGGGTTACAAGAATTTCTATTATGAAGATAACAATCAAAAGTCATATATGGTGCAAAATAATTCAAAAACCCTTTCGACAACGAATTTGGATAGACTTCCAGGTTTTCACTTTCAAGGAAACAGATACCCCGTATTGGCTAATTTTGCAACAATGGTTCGTTCAAACGAATTCAAGATTCGTTCATTGAGAGTTATCAAGGAACTTGAAACGTGGATATTCAAGGGTGAGGCACAAAGAATTGACCATATGGATGGTATGCACGATGATACACTTACTTGTCTTGCAATGGGCTTGTTCGTGATGATATACTCTTTCAATAAGTTGGATTCAACAAAGCAAAAGGATGCTGCAATATTAAAGGCATATATATTCAATGAAAACAAGCCATATAACAGATATGCTAGTGATTCTGTAAATATGCGACCAAAAAATGATTATCATATGCCATTTTATGGCAGTGAAAATAAAAAAAGATTCCCAACACAAGTTCAAGGTGACTATTTGTGGGTGTTTGGTAAAATGTATTAGAAATGAAAAAAATTATATTAACTGAAAAACAATTTGCTAAAAATATATTATTGAATGAATACAAAGGTGAACAACTTGTATTGCCATTTGATGGAAATTCACATGCATATCACGATATGCAATTTATGGATTATTTGCAACATAATTCAGTTGGTAAAACTTTATCAACAAAATATAAAACACCACAAGATTATTTTAACACTTTACCAGATGATGAATTAATTGAAATATTCAGTGCTGATTTGTTAGACTTGTCAATATGGGAAGATATGCAAGACTTATTTGATAAAGAAATGGATTATGATGATTTCAATAATTTATTTGATTTAATTAATTTGTCAAATAACCCAAATGCAGCCAAAGACTTTATTATGAATATAATAAAAGAAAGATATTTAAATTTCATTTCAGAATTGACTGTTAGAGAAGATGGCTTGATATATATTGAAAGAGAGGTTGGTATTCCAAATATAAAGGCAGATAGAATGTTTTTTAAACTTCAAAAATATTTTAGAAATCAAGAAGACACACAATATTATGATTTTTTAAATCAAATGTTTAAAGGTAATGTGGGGGTTTGTTGGGCTTATATGAAAGGCAGTGGTCAAGCATATGATAACATGTTTGGAAATAAAACGCTCTTAACACTACAAGGTTATACAAGATGTGAAGATGTTAATTGGGCAACAACTTTTGAGTTTCAACAGTATAATGAATATGAATTAAGATTAAAAGATAACGGTTTGGTTGAAATAACAAACATATCTGTTAAAATGCCAAAAGGTTTGGATATTCAAATTAAAAATATAAAAGCAGATTATCCATTTGTGGTTAGAGCATAAAAAAAAAGACCAAGATTTATTTCTTGGTCTTTTTTTTGTGATTTTTAATCGATTTTGGTATATTTTTCAATTCTATTTCTTTATAATCAAATTTTTCAATCTTGTATTCGGTTTTCCTTTTAGATGCTTTTGTTATTGATTTTGATTTTTCCTTACAATCTTTCAATATTTCCTTTAATTCATCTTCTGTATCGGTTACGGGTGTGAATATCTCTTGAAACCACTTTGTCCAAGTGATTCCAGATGTTGAATAATACTCATATCTACTAACAATTCTAAATTTTTCCATAACCATTATAAAATATAAGGAAAAATAATTGAAAGTCAAGTATAATTGTGATTTGTTTTTTACAAAAAAATCCTTATATTTTAAATATAAGGATTATTATTTTGTTATGAAAAGAAGCGTAAAGGAATTAAAATTAGAGAATGAATTTTTGAACATTAAAGTTGGTACTGTGAACAGATTTGAACCTAAAACGTTTTATATAATGTTTTCATCTTGGGTAACACCAAGATATAATGGTGATTTTGAAAAGGATTTTTATGTTATTTTATCTGATTTCAAATATGAACTGAGAAAGAAATTGACAAAGAACGATATTTCACAGAAATTCATAATTGATTGTGACATAAATTTAAAAGCCATGAAAGAGAATCAAAAGAAAATGATGTCAATACAAATTATATTGAAACAAAATACCAATCTTGATTTCAATTTATTGATTGGCAAAATTAAAAATGATTTTGATTCATTATCAGTTTATTTGGCTAATAAATTGCAGTTAAATTCGTTTGAAATGTCAAAAAAAAGGTGATAGAAAAAATCTATCACCTTTTTTTATTTAATTAGTTAAAATTAAGAGTTAAGCCATTTTCAATTGGGTTAGTGCAAGCACCACTTTTGTTTACGTTATACAAGTAGAATACTTGATTTGCTTGACCGAAATTGTTTTCAGTAACTTTAACACCGTTGTATTTGCAATTTGTGAAATTGAATGTCCAAGTTTTCATATAACTCAAATCACCTACCAAACCTTTGTCAGCATTTGCTGGTTGATAAATGATAAGACCTGCCCAATCTAAGTCTGCTTCTGTATAACCCTTGTCTTCATAATTCCAATTAACGTTTGTAAAGTTAACAGTTACGCCAGTTGAATTAGTGTAGTTTGCAAGTCTCATTGCATTTGAATTAGCCATATCAAGGTTGAAATCACAATCACTTACATTGATAACAGCATCATTTGCAACTCTATAAATGTTAAATACATTGTGTTTCAATACTGGGTCATCAACTGTTACCTTTGAAGCGTTGAATGATTCAACTTCAGCACCGCTACCATTACCTTCAAATACATTGTAGATTGTAGAACCACTTTCAATTACAACATCTTCAATGTTTACGATTGGTGCATTGTAAATTATTTTGCCATTTGTTATCCCCTTATTTCCATTCAATGTTACATCTTGGAAAGTTATATTTTCTAATGCATTTACTCTAATGTCTGCTGAAGAAACTGTTGAATTTTCTAGAACAACTGACTTGAATGTCTTGTTGGATGCAGCCAAAAGGCTTTTTTCTGAATTAAGGATTACTGTTGTTTCAGATGTATTTTCAATGTTATTAACATCTTCTGCTGTATTGGCAACAATAACAACATATTCGAATGAACCGAAATCAAATGAAACGTCAAGTTGTTCGTCATCGTTAAGTTTCAAACCAGCATTTTCAGCATCATAGAAATCCAATTCAATAGTACCTACTTCAGTATCAACAACAATTGGTGTTGCACCACTTTGTGTCATTACTTTTTCATCCAACGCTTCAAGAGCCTCAGTAATTGTTTTGGCACTACCTACTATTTCTCCACTTAAATCAAGTTCAAATTTCTTGGTATCTTCATCATATGCACCACCTACAGCATCTTCAAGTGCTTTCAATTCAGTATCAGAAGCAATGTCTGTTGTGTCAATCAAATCTTTGACTGGAAGGTCAACAATTTGTTCTGTACCATCTGCTGTAATGAATGTCAATTCAAGTGCTGGTTCATCAATTCTTTGACCGTCAACAAAGTAGTGGTCAACGAGTTCTGCACTTTTCAAGAATCTGTCCTTTGGAATAGCAATAGAACCGTGTGCAATACCATCGTTATCTACCAATTCATATTTGGTATATACTTCAGTTTCACCAGAATCTGGGTCAACTTGTTGTATACTATATTCCAAATCATCAATTGCGTGACCAAGAACGTCAATTGCTTCTTTGATTGTTGTAACACCATCAAGTATGTCGCAAGTTGGGTCAGCAATGTAAGTGATTACATCATCAACAACTTCAAGGCCAGCACTTGCAATGATTTCAGAAACCTTCTTTTGGAGTTCCCAATAAGATTGTGTACCATCGTCAAAAACTGTTACTGAAAAGTTGCCACCGCTTTTGTAGCAAATACCAATCAATGTTTTAATTTTACTTCCATCTTTGTATCTTGCAAGTATTGGAGTACCGTCACAATCCTTTTCACCAAATGATGATGAAGAAAGTGATAACAAGGCTTGATTAGCCAATTCCTTGGAATCATAAATGTTACTAGTTCTCAAAAATTGAAGATACTTTTGTTGTTCAATAGAATTTGCCATAATTTTGTTTGTTTATTTTATTTTATTAATTTCTTCAATTATTATTTTTCTTATTTTTGATTCATTAAATACATTATATTCATCATCATAACTAGTTTGTGGATAATCATCATTATAACCATTATATGGATAATCATCATCTTCATTGCTATAAGGATTTTCGCCTTTGTTAATGAAATACTCAATAGAAGACGAAACCAATATGTAATGTGTTTTGGTTACTCTCGTCCATTGCCAATACGGATTATATAAATCCAAGCGTAAAGATTCATATAAATCGGGCAATTCTTTTTTTATTTTTCTGACAAGCCATTTGTAATTCAATGGTCTTGAACCTTTCATTAGTTCATCCCATCTATCTTGTCCTATATCTTCACAAGTGCATTCTAACCACATAATTATTTATCCAATATAATATCTCTTAGTTCAAGCAATTTTGCAACATCTTTAACCAAATTTTCTTCATTGAATTCTTGTTTCTGAATTTCCTCTTTAATTTGATTCAAGTCATTTTTTTCATCTTCATTGCAAGATTCCAACAATTTGTAAACACCAGCAAGGCATTCGCTTTTAAGACTTTCAAAGAACTTTTTCTTTCTTGATGAATTAATTCCGCTTTTGAAATCCATTATTTCCTTTACAAATGACTTTTCTTCTTCATTTAACATTGAGCCATATTTCTTGTCAAATTCAGAAATCATATTGAATACGTTGGTTTTAGTTTCGTTCAATGGCTTTATGTTTGCTTTAACATAAGATGCGACATCATTTAATTTACTGTTATATTCATTCAAATTAAGCAAACCTTTTTTATGAGAAAGAATATAGTCACAATTTTCAAATAAATCCATTTGCTCTTTTGTAATAGATTCACTTGGAATTAAATGATTTTCATTGATAATGTCCATCAGTTTTTGGTTTGACTTTTTAATTGATTTATAATCAATACCATTGGAAACCAAATCAATTGCTTCATTCAGATATTCGTTTACATTATCACTTGTGCATTTGTTCAAGGCTTCATAGAATTTGAATTGAGAATAAAGGTTTTTGTCTTCCTTTATTGTTGTCATGAATTCATTTATAACTTTTTTGTTTGTCTTGAATATCTGTGGCAGAACATTTTCAAATATATAGTTGGCAATACCGAAATTTCCGTTTTTATATGTATTGCTCAAATCATTTTTATATGCCTCATATTCACTAATGGCGTTCTGATGCAACGATTCAGCAAGGTCAATGTTTTCTTGAAGCAATGCCTTGTTCATTTCAATCACATATTTGTTCCATTTTTCCAAATGAGGGTTTATATACATATCTTTCATCCTAAAAACATTTATTTTATAATAAATATTATTTTCATACGAAAACCGTTGGTTTTTGAAAAAAGAAAATGCGGGTTATTATAAAAAAATAACCCGCGATTTATTAATCTTCCAAATACTTGTCCAACGAATTAATCATATCGTTGAATTCTTCATTAATAAGGAAAGCATCGTTATATACTTTCGGACGTTGGGAAATGACTTGTTTTTTATTGTTTTCTGACTTTGAAACAAGTTCGGTTATTAAATTAGTGGTTTTTTTATTGGATTCCATCATTCCATTTTGTTCTTGACCACCGCTAGCGGCATCTTCTGCTGGCATTTCTCCTTCATTACCACCTATTTCACCGCCTTCTTCACTTCCAGGCGTTCCAATTGAATCTAATCCGCTTCCAAAATCATCGCCACCGCCCATTGATGGTGGAGGTGGTGCGCCACCGCCTCCCATTGGGCCTCCACCGCCTTGTTCATCGCCACCTTGTGGTTGTTCTGGATATTGTGCGTTTGGCTCACCGTAAATTCTATCAACGGTGTCGAAAATACCAGTTCTCTTGATGATGGCGTTTGTCATTTGCAACTCATTTGCCAATGCCTTTTCAAGTCTGATTTCTTCAAGATTTTCTTGTATTTCCTTGTCACTCCATTTCATTATTTCCTTTAATGCTCTTGTAATTGACATAATAGGAATACCACCACCAGGGTCAGCAACGGCTGTTTGTATTGCACCAATTTTCTTTGTAATGTTATCAATTTCAAGTTGTTCTGCTTGTGTTGACGGGTTGGTCATTGACAATGTAAAGTTTGTCAAGTCATCTTCAAAACCCAACAAATACAAATGTATGCTTGCAACCTTGTTCATTTCCATAAGAAATGCTTGCTGTATTCTGTTGATTGTTCTTGTAAATCTTACATCCATCAAAGCCAAATTTTGACCATTACCCGCAGCATCTTCAAAATTCAAGAATGTTTTTGGTATTCTCAAAGCGGTAAGCACTTTGTTTTGAATGTATTTAATATCATCGATTGCTGTAAGGTTTTGTGCTGCTGGCAATGTTTCAATTGGATTTGCGGCATTAGGGTCTCTTACTGGAATGAAAATATCTTGGTCACAGCAATTGCTAACAAACAAACCGTTTTGATTCCAACTACCATCTGAGTTTATTGTACAAAGGGCAAAATTGTGTCTATCTTCCTCGCCATTTAGACCTACAACAGTCATACAATATACATCATCACCTCCAATTATTTCTATATTTTTAATTGTATGGTTTTTAAGTGATTCCGTTATGTATTCAGATATTGTAGCAAAACCCTTTTCTCTTATTCTGTTTTCTAGAACTTCTCTTGAAATAAAATGATTGTGTTCCAATCTTTTATTATCATTTATTGAAATTAAATAATCAATTAAATTGGTATTGATATATTCAAGCAATTCCTTGCGTTTGGTAATTCTATGTGACAATATTTCATTTAAAATTGAATCCCATATAAAATCATCAAAATGAATATTCATTTTTTGTGTTCTGTTTGTTCTACCGTCACCAATCCAACTATTTTTGCTTGCAATTTTTCTTATTTCGTCATGCTTTTTGTGTAATTCCGAATTGTTATATTCTTCAAAATCTTTCCTATATCCAATTTCTAACCCTTTTTCTCTTCTTAACTGTTTTGTTGTTTCTAATTTATTATATTCGATGATTTGTTTTTTATTAATTTCTTTAATATAATCTAATTCACCATTACCATATTTAATTTTTAAAGTATTCGAAATATTTTGCTTATGTATTGGTGATATTATTCTCCCTTTTAATGATTTTTTTAAGTTTTCAATGTGTTTTTGCCTTTTTTCTTCATCTTTCCAATTTCTTTTTGCTAATTCAGAATGCATTTTATGGTGTTCAAAATAGTCACACCATAATAAATTAGTTGGTTCGTTATTGTATTTGTTGAAATCTTTATGATGAATTGTATTATATTCAGCATTTTCTTTCGCAACATTTTCACCAATTAAACGATGTGTAAATTCAAATTTGCCGCTATTTGGATTATATATTTGTTCATACCTATCAAATAATTTTTGACTATTTTTGTCAATTTTTCTATAAAACGGCATTACACTTTCTCCAATAATAACTTCATCAGCACGTTTTTTCGAACCATCACGCATAATCAATTCATGTTCTGGTGCCATTATGCAATGAGTGTCATCATCCAATGTAATTTTAACAAGTTTATCTGCGGTATAATTTTTACCACACCACACAACTTTTCCTGGAACAATTTTATGTGTTTTGTCTTGAATTGAATAGACATAGTTTGTTTTACCACTGTTGAATTCTTTTGCTAATTCTTCAATGGTAATTGTTCTTCCATCCAATAATGGTATTGGTGTATCTTTGTGTACTGGCATAATGTTTTTTCTTAAATCAATTTGACCAGTCATTGGGTCTATAATAGGAGTTCTTTTGAAATTGTTTGCTATATCTTCAACATATGCTTGAACATCAGCATCGTCAATTGCACCAACATAAATTTTATAGACTCTTCTTTCAATTGACCTTTCAAGACGATAAATAAGCATCATATCTTCCATAAGGGATAACAATCTCCAGTGTCTTCTCGCTGAATTTAATGCACTTACGCCATAAGGTAGATACATTGAGTTGTTTATCAATCTGAAATGAGCGATTTGCCAATTTCTAAAAGGTACTTGTGTATTTGTTTCATCTGTCCAAACAAACCTTGTTGCGGTATCTGCATCTTGTTTGTTATTCATAGGAATTGTAAATGCTTGACCACCATATGGATTTGTAATACCGTTTTCAAGTCTTTCAACATTGAATACTGGAAGTTGTCTCCACCCCATTACACCATTTTTATTATCAATGTTCAAAAGCATGAATTGGTTTCCATATTTGCACATTCCACGAATAATCATTTGTGACATTACTTGTATGTCAAGACGATTTACAAACAAATCTTCAAGAATAGCCTTTATTCTTTCTGATTTGGATGAAACAGTAATTACTTGACCGTGATTGTCAGTAAGTACGGATTCTTCTGCGTATATATCCAATGCAGCACCTATTTCTGGAAAAGCATCCATAAGGTCTGCGTCACGATACATCAATTTTACATTGTTCAAACCAGCAAATGCTTGAACAGACAAGTCTTGATTAGCCTTTATCCATCTGTCCTTTAACCAAGCATTTTGCTGTAATTCCAATTTCTTTTTTTCGTATTCGTTCTTGTCAGTTGTTCTGAATAATACTTTATTTGGGTTTGATAAGTCATAATTGTTGTTATGTTTTTGTGTATTACCAAAATTCCAATCACCAGTTAAAGCACCATCCAAATTCTGAAATACTGTTTTAATATTGTTTGGCATAATTTTTTTCGTTTACAATTATATAAAAGGGAACTATATACCTGTTGACTAAACCAACGAGGATTTGCTATATTGACGTTTCATAGGGTGTCCAATGACATTGCCCTCACCGCCCTTAAACCCGCTTCCCTACGGGTCTTTATTAATTATTTTTTTATATTCCTATCAAATTCTGTTTGTGAAGGGCAAAATCCCTTATGTTTATTGCAGCATTAACATCCCTATCATGCTTTTCTCCGCATTTGGGACAAACCCATTCACGGTCATTAAGTTGCAAGTCAGTCTTGACATATCCGCATTTGCTACATGTCTTGCTGCTTGGTTCAAATCTGCCAATGAATATCACATTCTTGCCATACCAATCACTCTTGTACTTCAGTTGCCTTACAAACTCACTCCATGCTGCACTCTGTATGCTGTTGGATAGATGTTTGTTTTTCATCATACCTTCAACGTTAAGGTCTTCCAAACATATTGTGTCATATTGTTTCGTCAACATTGATGATAATTTATGTAAGAAATCACTCCTGCGGTTTGCAATGTCCCTATGATACTTTGCGACTTTCAATCTTAATGCTTCATGTCTGTTGGAATTCTTCTGTGTTCTTGCAAACCTCTGTTGGAGCGTTTTAAGTCTTTTCTTGCATTTTTCCAAGAACTTTGGATTACCGTACTTTGTACCGTCTGATAGGATTGCATAGTCTTTGATACCCAAGTCAATGCCCACTGATTTGTCGATTGAAACCTTGGTTTTCGGTTTCTCTTCAACATCGTAAACAACTATTGAACACCAATAGTCACCACACTTGTCCTTACTAACAGTAAGAGTACCGTATTTCATTGACAAGTCGAATGTCTTGTTCTTGCACAACCTAATCCAACCTATTTTTGGTATTTTCACATTCCATTTGTCAAAGTCAAAATAAACAGCGTTGATATATTTTGCGCTTTCAATGTTCTTTTTCTTTGATTTGAACTTTGGAAAACCCTTCTTTTCTCTGAAGAATCTCACGAATGCTGCATCAAGATTTCTTAATGATTGCTGCAATGAGGCGGTATTCACATCTTTTAGCCATTCATGTTCCCCATCGTTTTTCAATTTTGTCAGTTCATGTGCAAGTTCGACATATCCGATTGTTTTTTTCTCTTGCTTATATGATTGTATTTTCTTATCAAGACCCCAATTATATATGAATCTGCAACAGCCGAACGCTTTGTTAAGGCATTCTTGCTGTTTGAATGTTGGATTGATTTTATATTTATAGGCTCTTGTTTTCATACAAATTCATCGTTTCTTTAATAATAAATATCACGATGAATTAAAAAAGTCAAGTTTTAATTAAATATTCTTCATTTTTTTATTTGTTATTTATTTTTTGAATCAAAAAGTATATAGTTCTCAATATTTTTTGTTAAAAAATGATATTTATAAAAAAGGGATTATATTATCTTAGTGTCAACAAGTATATAGTTCCCTTTCAATATTTATTTATTGAATAAAAAATGTTGTTATGATAAAAAGAGCAAATAAAAATTTAAAAACTAAATCATTTTTCGGCTCAACTTCTTCGTTAATGGACTATATCGTTGAAAACGAAAATAGTGCTAGTAATAATGCTAAAAAAGTAAATAACATTAAAAAAATGATTAAATACGAAAATAAAAGGGTTGATGCTGCAAAAAAAGTCATTTATACTTGTGTGACTGGAGGTTATGATACATTATACACCCCAAAAGAGAAAATAAAAGGCTATGATTATGTTTTATTTACTGATGATAAAAATTATAAATCTGATTTTTGGATTGTAAAGGAAATTCCACAAGAGTTATTGGAATTGGATTTGACAAGACAACAAAGATTGATAAAGGTATCACCGCATAAATATCTTGGACAATATGATATGTCCATTTGGTTCGATGCCAATATTAAATTGGATTTTGATTTTGATAACTTCATAAAATCATTTGTTGATGATTCACATAATGTTTTTGTAAAACGCCATCCAGTAAGAAAATGCATTTACCAAGAAACTGAAATTTGCGTTAAAATGAAAAAGGATAACATTGATTTGATGCAAAACCAATCAAAAGCATATAAATCTGAAAATTTCCCATCAAATTTTGGTCTTGCTGAAACCAATTTCATTGTAAGATTCCATAATCAAGAAGATTGTAAAAAATTAATGGACAATTGGGGTGAAGAAATAAAAAAATGGAGCAAAAGAGACCAACTTTCTTTTAATTATTGTGTATGGAAAAATAAGACAAGTATAAAGTATTTTGAACCAAATTTCAATATAAGGGTAACGAAGCATATTAAAAAAAAAGAATTGCCAAAACGTAAAAACGATTCGATTGTCAAATTTTGTATAGTTGAATTCAATACCCCTAAAATATTGGATTGCCTAATAAAAAGCATTAATAAGTTTGTACCAAACAATCATATTTATGTTTTCGAAAACAGTAATAAAAATGTATTCAACAACACATATGAAAATGTAACTGTTTTTGACAATACAAAGGGGCAAATTATTAATTTTGATGAATTTTTATCCAAATATAAAAATAGGATAAAATCTAGTGGACGAAAAAATAATTTCGGTAGTGCAAAACATAGTTTATCTGTTGATAAATGTATGTCATTAATTAATGATAACTTTATCTTATTGGATTCAGATGTCTTGCTCAAAAGGGATGTCAGTGATTTTTACAATGATGAATATATGTATATTGCAGAAACCGTTACACAACCACTTTCAACAATTAAAAGAATTGTTCCATTTATTTGCTTTATAAATACCAAACTTTGCAAAAAGAATAGAATACATTATTTTGATGACAACTATATGCACGGTTTAATGAAAACCACTATTGGCGATAGATATGATACGGGTGCAAGTTTTTATATGAAAGCAAATAAATATAGCCATATTGATATACAATGTGAAGATTATATAACACACTTTAAAGGTGGAAGTTGGCAAAAAAATAAATTGACACCAAATGAATGGTTGGAAAAATATAAAGAATGTTGGAGTTGATATGAATAAAAAAGATATTTTAGATTTTAATTTGTCTCACAAAGATTTGATGGTGAACAGAATGAAAAGGAGTAACCCTAATTTCAATTTGGATAAGCCTAAAACTATACAAGAAAAGTTGTGTTGGTTAAATATTTATGATGTTGATGCTTGGGATGATTTTTACAATAAACCATTAAAAACAATATGCGCTGATAAATTGCTTGTTAAGGAATATGCTGCAAATAAGGTTTGTGAAAATATTGGAATCCCAACATTAAAGGTATATGACAAAGTTTCAGATATTAAATGGGATGAATTACCAAATGAATTTGTAATTAAATGTAATCATGGTTCTGGAATGAATATAATTTGTAATGACAAATCAAAATTCAATTTCAAAGATGCAGAAAATAAATTGACTTTATGGATGTATGATGATTATACATTTAGACATGGCTTGGAATCACATTACCATTGGATTGACAGAAAAATAATTGTTGAACCATTGATGAAAAACAATAAATCAAATTCTTTGT